GAGAACTTTGGTATCCTAACTTCTAGTACTAATAGTACCCTGTCTAACGACAGCCCTAGTATACCAACATTTTCTGGTTTGTCAAGGAGAAAATTAATGACTAAAGGATTTGATGCAAAGAACCAAGTGATAGTCAGAGACTTATCAAAGAAACTAAACTTAGAAGTAGGTATGAGCACAAGCATAGTTGTTGAACAAGCTATGACTTACTTAAAGGAAGCTATGCAAAAAAGAAATGTTGATAGCATCAAGGCTGCAGAACTTCTTAGATGGTGGCTTAGTGACTTTCAGGATGAGGAGTTAGAATACTTTGATCTTCGAGTAGACTTAGCAAAAAAAGTTATGCACGAGATAGATTAATGCAACCAAAAGAACTACACGCTCATGCTAGGATAAGGTATGAACCTACACTAGTGCAAAAACAATTGGAGTGTAGACTATTCGGTAAGACATTCCGTAGTGTAGCTGAAGCTGCTAGATACTATGGGCTTTACCCTTCTACTGCATACCAATACCACCACGAAAAATTACACAGAGAAACATTCCCTAACAGAAAGAGATGGAACAAATGGAAATAATAATTGATTGCGGAGACAAAGAACTAGCAAAGGCTATAGCTGATAAACTATCTGAGGATACAGGCGTAGCTAGAGATAAATTTAAGGAGATTACAGATGATGTGGATACTAGTGTGGATGCAACTAGTGACTAGCCAAGGTGTAGAACACTACCAGCTAGGCACGTTCACCAAAGAAACAGACTGTCAGGTAGCACTGAAGAAAGCTGTCATACTTGTCAGCACCAGTTCAGAGATGCTTGCCTGTTTAGAAGTGGATACGAGACAATGATGCCTGATGAAATGGAAGCTGAGAAGAACAGAAAGATGATACTTGCTCAGGCTGATGAGATAGATATACTCAAGAAGAATGTGCGTGACTTACAAGGACAACTGAATGACGCACACATTAGAATAGCTTACTTAAAAGAGCGATGTAACTTTTCTGATGTTGAAAGTCATTACCTAGATAACAGTATTATAGTTAAAAGAGAGGAAGTATAATGCACATCAATGAAACAACTAAGCAGATGATAAGAGAGATTGTTGTGGAGTTGTTTGTAGAAGTATTAGTAGCTAATCCTAACGAAGATAAACAAGTGATACAACTTACTGATACTTTAGATGACATAATAAAGAATAAGGTTGACAATTATAAAGTAGAAGTGTATGGAGTAAGCCTAAAGGAGTACTAATATGACTTGGACTAGCCATCAACCATGCCCTGCTGCTGATTGTGATAGCAGTGATGCGTTCTCATACAACTCAGAAACTATGGCAGGTAAGTGTCATTCTTGCAACAGGTCTTACCCAAAACAAATGCGAGACCTTGACAATTGGGCAGAAGAAGAGTATCCAACTTACAAACACAACAAGGAATCTTGGGATATGCAACAAGAACAACAGTCAAATGTTACAGAGTTTGTCAAGCCTGTACACATGGGCTATCGAGGTATCACCAAAGAAACTATGGAGTTCTACGACTGTAAGACTTTCATAGATGGCAAGGGTGAACCAGTAAAACAAGAGTACATCTACCCTTCGGGTGGTGTAAAGATAAGACAACTACCAAAGACATTCAGTGCTAGGAACCTAAAGACTGATGAGTTGTTCGGCATGAACCTATGGAACAGTGGTACAAGTAAGATTATTACTATCACTGAGGGTGAACTAGATGCTATGTCAGCCTATCAAATGATATACAATCCTAAGTTCGACAACCCTGTTGTGTCATTGCCATCGTCAACACCATCGCACAAGCTTTGGGAAAAGATAAACAAGTTCCTTAGTTCCTTCGATAAAATAATACTGTCTATCGAACACGATGACCAAGGCAATGCAGTAGCCGCAAAGATTGCAAGCCTGTATCCTAACAAGGTCTATCGCATGGAGCTTGACAAGTACAAGGATGCCAATGAGTTCTTACAAGAGGGTGAGGCTAAGACATTCAAGTCAGCATGGTTCAATGCTAGGAAGTATACACCTGCTAACATACTGAATACACCTGATCAATTCCTTGGCCTGTACAACAAGTCAGAGAACCACATCTACGTAGAGACAGGTGTACAGGAGTTCGATGAGATGTGTCTAGGCTTGATGCAAGGACACTTCACCCTGTTCAAAGCACAGACAGGCATAGGTAAGACAGAGTTCATGCGTTACCTTGAGTACAGAATACTCAGTCAGTACCCTGACATCAAGATAGCTACGTGGCACATGGAAGAGACTAAGCTACGGTCTATCCTTGGCTTGGTATCCTATGAAGTAGGTGACAACCTTACACGCAAGGACTTGATCGAGGACAAGGATGCTGACAGTTTGGTACAAGAAGCAATCACCAAGCTAACCAAGGATGAGAGACTATACCAGTTCTTTCTCAATGATGAGGATGACCCACTGGACTTGCTCACACAGATCAGGTACTTGTCTCAAGCATGTGATGTTAATTACATATTCTTTGAGCCTATACAGGACATCTCAGCCAACTCAGGTAGTGAGGATGGCAAGGAGCAGTTCCTAGCTGACCTGTCAGTCAGGTTATCTAAGCTTGCAGCAGAGCTAGGTGTAGGTATAGTTACCATTGGACACACTAACGATGACGGTCAAGTAAAGTACTGTCGTATGATTGAGCAACGTGCCTCAGTTGTAGTTGATCTACAGCGTGACAAGATGTCAGAGGACAAGGAAGAGAGGAACACAACTAGACTACTAGTGACAAAGAATAGGCCAGTAGGCCCGACAGGATACGCAGGACAAGTAGAGTTCGATCCTGATTCGTTTACATTAAAGGAGAAGTATGCAGTACACTGACCCATATGCTATGTTTGCAGCAGTAATATATTTCTTTGGCGTGTTCCTATACTACGTTCATGTCAGAACTATATTTTACTTTTTAGAAAAGCCCCATGAAATGAGCTTCCCAAAGGTTATCTTCAGTAGTTTACTGTGGATATTCAACGTAGTAGCTCTAATGTGGGTAGAGTTTACAGGAGAAGATGATGACAGATAAGATCGTTGCAATGGACATCGAGACAGAATCACTGACTCCTGAAAAGATTTGGTGCATCTGTGCAGAGGATGTGCAGACAGGTGAGAAGGAACACTTCGTTCACCTCACTACATTACAAGAAGAAAAGGAGAGATTCATTGAGTACTGTAACAGATACGATAAGTTTATATTTCACAATGGAATCTGTTTTGATGTTCCTATTATTAATCGCCTTGTAAAGAAGGACTTGATACCACTTGAGTCAGTCATTGATACACTGATTGTCAGTAGGTTAGTTGACTTCGACATCAAGCATGGTCACGGCCTCAAGGCTTGGGGTATCAGGCTAGGTAACTTCAAGATGGACTTCTCAGACTTCTCTATGTTGTCAGATGAGATGATCAAGTACTGTCATCAGGACGTTACAGTTACATTAAAGGTGTATGATAAGTTCAAGAAAAAAATACACAATCCTGAATGGGAGTGGTCTATGAGGTGTGAGCATGACATACAAATATTGTGTCAGACCATGACAGACAACGGCTTCTACTTCAACAAGGCCAAGGCTGAGGAACTATTGGATGAGATAGAACAACGCAAGGCACACCTTGAGGATGCTTTCCAAGATGACTTCCCACCTAAGCTAGAGGAAGTTAATCGTATCAAGTACAGAAAGAAAGCTGATGGTACTGTGTTCAGCAGCGTGACCAACGCTCAGGCTAAGTACGCAAAGACACAAGTGGACTGGTCAAAGAAAGACCCTGAGCTAGTGTGCTACGACTTCATTGACTTCAACCCTGCCTCACCCAAGATGAGAATAGAAAGACTATGGGAAGCAGGATGGAAACCCTTTGAGAAAACTAAAGGACATATAGATTATGAAAGACAGTCATCTAGAAGTTTCAGGTAATACTTGCTGCCCTACTTGCGGTCAAACTCTACCTAAACCTGAACCAAGTGTAGAAATTTTAGAACAACTTTTTGAATATGATTCCGACACAGGTTTTGTTATAAACAAACACAGACCAATAGAGTATTTTAAAACAAAAAATGCTTACTCATCATTTAATTCACATCAAGCAGGAAAAAGAGCAGGTAGTGTAAAAGATTCTTTTAGAAGGATTACTTTATTTAGAAAGTTTTACCCTGAACATAGATTGATATGGGCTTTGTATTATAAAGAGTGGCCTTCAAAAGAACTGGTAATTGATCATATTAATGGAGACCCTTTTGATAATCGAATAGATAATTTAAGATTAGTTACTCACAGAGAAAATTCTATGAACAGAAGGTTATCATGTAATAATAAATCAGGAGTAATAGGGGTACATTATTATGGATCAAGAAAGCAATGGCAAGCTCAGATAACTTCTGAAGGTAAAAAAATAAATTTAGGAAGATTTGATAATTTTGATGATGCAGTTAAGGCTCGTAAAGATGCAGAAATAAAATTTGGTTTTCACAAAAATCATGGAAGGGATGGTATTATAGATGGATGAACGAGGACAAAAGTTTGCTAAGTTCGGATGGACTTTATCTGAGGCAAACCTTAACACACTGCCTGACACTGCCCCTGTAGGTGGTAAACGTTTAGCAGAGTGGTTGACACTAGAGGGTAGACGATCCTCACTAGTGGAATGGCTAGGGCATTGTGGTGACGATTTACGTATCCACGGTAGCTTTACTCACGTTGGTGCATGGACAGGTAGGATGGCACACAGAAATCCTAACCAAGCTAACATCCCTGCACAGTTTCATGGTGAGGCTAAGACTGACGTTGAGAAGGTTAAGGATAGATACGATGGTCAGATGCGTGAGCTATGGTGTGTACCCAAAGGCTGTTACTTGGTAGGTACAGATGCTGAGGGTATCCAGTTACGTGTACTTGCACACCTGATGAAGTCAGAGGAATACGTACACGCTATTGTGTCAGGAAGAAAGGAAGACGAGACAGACATACACAACCTCAACAGAAAGGCTCT